GGTATTTCGCGACCACAGTAATTTTCTAGCGACTGAAATTTTGGTTCAGGTGTAGCCACATGAAAGAATTGCAAAAGTTCACAGCTAATGGGATTAGGTCAGAGCTTGGTATCTCTGGTTATAAGTTAAATGATACATTAGCCAAAGTTGAGTCTGTTGGTGAGGATAGAGGACACAAGCTATATCTCATAAAGGATGTAGTCAAAGCCTTATATGAGAACAAAACAATCAGCCTTGATGAAGCCAGAAAAAGAAAATTATCAGCCGAGGCAGAACTACAGGAATTAGAACTAAAGAAACAAAAAGGTATTCTAATCCCTTTAGAACTAATAGAACAACAATGGTCATCTATTGTTCATAGCTGTAAACAAAAGATGCGATCCATACCAAACAAGCTAGCACCCATTCTGGCTGTGGAAAGTAGTATAGAAGTTTGTAAGAACTTATTAAATAAGGAGATACATTTAGCACTTGATGAACTTAGCAAAAACAAAGAAGTACCCCTTGCAGACAGTGAGGAACTTGGAGAAGCTGACGATAGCAACTCTGAAGAAGTTCAAACCACCGAAGCATCTAACAGTTAGCGAATGGGCTGAAGAATTTCGTTTCCTCTCAGCAGAGAGTTCTAGCGAAACAGGAAAGTATTATATTGATAGAGCAATCTATCAGCAGGGAGTCATGGATGCACTTTCTGATCCTGAAATTAGAAGAGTTGTTTTTATGACCAGTTCTCAGATTGGTAAGACTACGATCTTAGAGAACATTATCGGATATTATATTCATCACGAACCAGCACCGATATTAGTTGTTCAACCTACCTTGGCGATGGCTCAATCTTTTTCTAAAGATAGACTAGCTCCAATGATACGAGATTGTCCTTCTCTCAAAGGATTAATCAAAGATCCACGAACACGATTTGCAGAGAATACGACACTTCATAAAAAATTTGATGGTGGTCACATTTCTATTGTGGGTTCTAACTCCCCTAGCTCTTTAGCATCCAGACCAATTAAAATTCTTTTAGTGGATGAATTAGATCGTTTTGAATTATCAGCTGGTGGTGAAGGTGATCCTCTTAACCTTGCTATTAAAAGAACAACCACATTCTGGGATAGAAAAATTTTTATTTGTTCTACACCCACCATTAAAGGAATCAGTAGAATTGAAGCTGAATATGAATTAGGTGATCAAAGAAAATTTGAAGTGCCTTGTCCTGAGTGCGAAGAGTATCAAGTTCTCAAATGGCAAAATGTAATCTTTGATAAAGAAAATTTAGAAGCCTCTCATTATTGTTGTGAGCATTGTCAGGCAAGATGGAATGACTCTCAAAGATGGCAAGCAATCAAAAAAGGACATTGGCAAGCCACGAAAGATTTTACTGGAGTTGCCTCTTTTCATTTGTCGGAACTTTATTCTAGTTGGACTCGATTATCTGACACAGTGAGAAACTTCTTAGAAGCCAAAAAATTTCCTGAGACGTTAAAGGTTTGGATTAACACAGCTCTCGGAGAGTCGTTTGAGGATAAGGGAGAAGGAATTGATATTCCCTTACATGAAAGAATTGAAGCCTATACTTATGAAAATGTACCTGAGGGGGTTTTGGTTGTTTGTGCTGGAGTCGATGTTCAAGACACACGATTAGAAGTAACATTTATTGGAGTTGGATTTGATGAGGAGATGTGGATTATTGACCATCGCATCATTCATGGTGATCCTTCTACTAATCAATTATGGGATAAGTTAGATCAAGAATTAAGTAAGACCTTTGTTAGAGAAGATGGAAAGAAATTACAACTAGCCACAGCCTGTGTTGATAGTGGTGGTCACTTTACCAACCAAGTGCTTTCTTTTTGTCGTTCACGATTTAGAAGAAGAATATTAGCGATTAAAGGTATGGCTGGATCACGACCCATATTCCCCAAAAGAGCATCAACCAATAATTCTATGAGAACCCCTTTATTTATGATTGGAGTTAGTAGTGCCAAAGATGTTTTATTTGCACGATTAAAGATAGATCAAGAAGGTGCTGGATATATTCATTTTCCTAAAAATTTAGATGATGAGTATTTTTTACAGTTGAAATCAGAAAGAGTTAAGACGAAATATGTCAAAGGAATACCAACCAGAGAGTATGTTAAGACCAGAACAAGAAACGAAGCTCTGGATTGTTTAGTTTATGGTTACGCCTCATTTATTGGCTTGAACGCTGACCTAAATAAGGTTAAACATAGAATAGATAGTCAAGAAGAAAATAAGGTGACTCAAAAGAAAGTTATGATACAAAATAATTTTGTGAACTCATGGGATACATAAATGGCGAATTTATTTGATAGTGCAAATATACCTGAAATAGAACCGACTGAAATTAGAGCTGGTGATATTCTTCAATGGAAAAGAACAGATTTACATAAGGATTACCCCAACGACCAATATACATTAAAATATACTGCCACAGTTTATCATGCTAATCACCATGATATTGACATTACTGCAACTGCCTCTGGTAATGATTATTTAGTTTCAGTTCCAAGTGCTACAACAGAGGATTATAATATTGGAGAATATGACTGGCAAGCCTATATTATTAGAAACTCTGATAGTGAAAGAATAACAATCGACTCTGGTCATTGGACTATTATTGATGATTATGACTCATCAAACTCAGATGTCAGAATTCATGCTCAGAAAATGTTAGATCATATTGAGTCATTCTTAGAGACCAAGGCAACGAATGGCGATGTCAGTTCCTATTCTATTGGTGGGCGATCTTTATCTAAATTTTCTTTTGAAGAAATTACTAATTTAAGAAATTATTATAAAAGAGAAGTTGCACAGCATATCAAAAAACAAAGATTAAAAGGTGGTCGATATTCAACAGGCAATAATGTGAAGGTAGTGTTTTAATGGCAATAAAAGATTTTTTTAGATTCGGTTCAAAGAAAAAACAAAAAAGAAGTTATGAAGGAGCTAAGACTTCTCGTTTCTTAGCAGACTTTGTGCAACAAACAAGATCAGCCGATGATGAAATTAGATTTAGTTTAAGACAACTTAGAGATCGCACTAGAGAACTATATCGCAATAACGAATATGCAAAACGATTTGTGAATTTAATGGTGACGAATATTGTTGGTAATCAGGGAATGGTTTTACAGAACCGATCTAAAGATGCTAATAATGAATTAGACTTTGTTGCTAATAGTATCATTGAAAGTCGTTGGAAAGAATGGAGCAAAGTCGGTAATTGTACCACTGATAAAAAATTCTCATTTCATGATGCTTTGAAAATGGTTGTTCAAAGTTTATTTGTTGATGGTGAAGTCTTAATTCAATTAGTAAAAGATAAATCTAATCGTTATTTATTTGCCTTAAAATTTATTGATATTGATTTATTAGATGAGGAAAAGAATGAAGTCCTTCCTAATGGAAACACTATTAGAATGGGAGTGGAATTAGAAAAAGATACGGATAGACCTGTGGCTTATCATTTATTTGAATATAATCCTTACGATTATTTTATTGGTACACCAAAGTCAAAACAAACGATCCGAGTTCCTGCTGATAATATTTTACACATTTATTTTATGGAAAGACCTAATCAAACGAGAGGTGTTCCACCCATGTCAGCAACGATTAAAAATTTTAAAATGTTACATGGATATTTGGAAGCTGAGTTGATTGCTTCTCGTATTCATGCCAGTTCTATGGGCTTTATAACATCGCCCAGTGGCGATGAGTATGTTGGAGATGTTGCACCAGAAAATGAATATACTCAACAGATGAAAATAGAAGCTGGAACATTTCAACAACTTCCTGCTGGATATGATATTAAAACATTTTCCCCTGAACATCCCACCAGTGCATTTGATACATTTGTCAAATCTATTTTAAGACAGATTGCTTCAGGACTAAATATCTCCTATCACAGCCTTGCCAATGATCTAACTCAAGTGAACTACTCCTCTATTAGGCAAGGCGAATTAGAACAAAGAGAATATTTTAAAACAATGCAGAAATTTATTATTGATCATTTCTGTAAACCTGTCTTTGCTGATTGGTTAAAAATGGCGATGACATCTAATGAAATGAATTTACCAATGGGAAAGTATGAAAAATTTAATCAACCGAATTTTCAACCTAAAGGCTTTCCATGGATTGATCCATTAAAAGAAATTCAAGCAAATATCCAAGGATTGAAAAATGGAATTGTTTCCGTTACAGATATTGCATCCAATTATGGAAAAGATGCAGAAACTTTATTTGAACAAATTCAAGCTGATAAAAAATTAGCAGAACGATTTGGCTTAGATTATATGTTTGAACCTTTTGGTATGGCATTAAAAGATAACGACAAAATACAAACACCTGAGGATAGCGATGGCGACTAATTTTCCTGAAGCTGGTGATGATAAAAAAATTTCATTAAGAAATTCTAACTTTCCTCAATTTGATTATTCCTTTGCAAAAGCCATGAAAGAAAATACTCCTAAGATTTGGAGAGCTGGGGGAAATATCCGAGGTAATGAAGCCTATGAATATTGGACTAAAGAAAGAGATGGAAATGAGTCTGAAGGCACATTGAAATGGATTAAAGAAAGAGAGGCGTGGGGTTCTCGACACTTTAGAGATGGAAAACAATTTAAAGATGATCCTACTCTTCAACCGAATATGTCTAATGTTGCTGGAGTGGTAGCACAAATAAAATGGGGTGTTATCGGCACTTTAGGTGAACAAAGAATGAAAGACGTCATTTTAGAATTGACAAAGAAGCAAGAAGGGAAGAAGAATATAGATATTAAACAAGTTTCTGAAACTGTGAGAACAGCCTTAGAAAAAAAGGTCAAAGATCACAATGAAGAAGTCAAGGATGCAAAAGTTGATTGGAACGCTAGAACAACTTTAGCTGAATTGATTAAGGTAATGGAAAGGGGAATAGGTGCTTATAAGACTAATCCTGAGAGTGTTCGACCAAGTGTCGGTTCACCTGAACAATGGGGTTATGCTAGAGTCAATTCCTTCCTTTTTGCATTACGGACAGGAAGATTTCAGGGTGGTAAACACGATACCGATTTATTACCAGAGGATCATCCAATGAAACCAAAGAAAGATGAGGAAAAACAAATGACAGATGAAATAAACAAACGCCATGTCATCGCTGTTTCTGAGGATGATGAGTCGGTGACAATTAAATTTGCTAAAGATCATGATGATGAGGAAATGATGCGTAGCAAAGAAGAAGATGACAAATCTTACGATGAAGAAGAAAAAGATATGCATGAAGAAGAAGAGAAAGCTGGTCATGAAGAAGAAGAAAAAGAAATGACCGATGAAGAAGAAAAGGAAATGGAAGAGGAAGAGAAACAAGATAAAGCCTCAACCAAACCTTTAGCATATAGACATTTTTCTCTTAAATCGGAAGAAAGTGAAATGATTGATGAAGAGAAAAGAACTGTAAGAATAGCTTTCTCCTCTGAACAGCCTTATGAAAGAGATTTTGGAATTGAAATCTTAGATCATGATAGAGCTAACTTAGAATTTATGGCTTCAGGAAATGCACCATTGTTATTAGACCATGATGCAACGAAGCAAATAGGAATTGTTGAAAACGCTTCAATCGACTCTGACAAGGTAGGAAGAGCAACAGTACGATTTGGAAAATCACCACTGGCTGAAGAAGTTTTTAATGATGTGAAAGATGGAATACGCAGAAATATTTCTGTTGGTTATGAAGTCTTTGATATGAAGGCACTTGAAAAAGCAAGTGACGATGAGGGATCATCAAAGCGTACTTTTAAAGTTGGCTTCAAGCCACTGGAAGCAAGCATTGTTTCTATTCCTGCTGATACGTCAGTCGGTGTAGGTCGATCTGCTTCTTTAACTAACAATAATAGAATAGAAGGGATAAAAACCATGTCCGAAGAAAAGACAGTAAATCCTAATGACGTTCTAAAAGCTGAAAGAAAAAGAGTTGATGAAATTTTAGCTTATGGCTCTGAGCATAACTGTAAAGACTTAGCTAATGAACACATCAAAAACGGAACTTCAGTTGAGGAATTCAAAGGGGTTTTATTAAACCAAATAAAAGACAAGCCTTTATCATCTGCTAATGATGAAATCGGTATGTCTAAAAAAGAACAAAAAGAATATTCTTTATTCAAAATGATCAATGCACAAATCACAGGTCGCTGGGATGATGCAAGATTAGAAAGAGAATGTTCTGATGAGATCGCAAGAAAAGTTGGCAAATCATCAAGAGGTATTTATG